TGGTAACACGATTATCATCACCGGAACACAATTCATTAACGTCCAGAATGTTAACTTTGGAGTCATCCCGGCTTCTTCTTATACAGTCACCAACTCAACATCCATTAGCGCGACGGTTCCTAATAATGTTGCTGGTGGAAGTGTTAATGTCAATGTTCAGAACTTGGTGGCCACCAGTTCTCTTGTAAGTCAGGACGTATTCACATATCAGACCAGTTCTTACAGCGCCGGATTCATGAATTTCGCCTTCTAAATAAATAGTTGAAAGGAGAAATATCATGCAGATCACCGACCAGATGCTCATCACCATCGCGCCACAGGCCAATCGACAGATCGTCGCCGGTCTCGTGCCATTTTTAAATCAATATCTTCCTCAGTATGGGATCACTTCCTTGCTTCGGATGGATCATTTCTTCGGTCAAGCCGCTGAAGAATCCGCTGGCTTTAGGACTCTTGTAGAATATGCCTCTGGGAGAGAATACGAGGGCCGTGACGACCTCGGCAACACCGAGGATGGCGATGGTCCACTGTTCAAGGGACGTGGCATCTTCCAGCTTACAGGACGGGCTAACTACGGCACCATGAGTAAGATTCTCAATGTCGATCTTCTTGATAATCCAGATTTGGCTGCGACGCCTGAAATCGCCGTCAGAGTGGCCTGTGAATACTGGAAGACTCATAATCTCAATGCTCTGGCGGATCAGGACGACCTAGAGGGCATCACCAGAAGAATCAATGGTGGCACCAATGGGATTAACGACCGTGAGATTTTCACGGATCGGGCCGACAACGTTTTCAGTGCTCTCTTTCCAAAATAAGGCTTGACTTTCTAAGAGCCTTAGAATATCTTCTCCAGACCAATTTTGGTACGGAGAATTTAAAATGTATCAGATCAATGATGCCATCGTGAACCGCATTGCTGAAGTCGTGGTGAATTCCTATGAGGATTATCCCGACATGGGAAACCAAATAATTAATCTCAAAAAACAAACCAGCCTAAGTGATGATGACGCCTATGCTCTCATGGATCACTATAGGGACTACACCATCCAGAGCGTGGAAGAGTTGGTCGTAAAGTTGCTTCCGAAGTATCTTCGTTGGGGTCCCTCGGCTTCTCCCAAGGAAGAAGCAGTTCCCCATGTCGTCCTATATTCCAATGCGAATGGAAAGCACTTCTATGAGGCGGCTTCCCTTCCCGAGGCGGATCGGTTCAGGGACTTCCTGCTGGCTCGGCCCGACAACTGGAATGTGAAGATCGTACCCAATACGGGAGAGTGATATGTGCGACACCATCATCAGGGCTGATCTTGTTTCCATCTTCATGTTGATCTTGGGTTTTGGCCTCATCTGGATCGGGAACCTAAAATGAAATTAAAAGGGGCTTCGGCCCCTTTTTTTATAAAAAGGTGTTGACTATCCAATCTGAATGATTTATATTCTGAACATCAACCACGGAGTACACACCATGTTCAACGATTGGTCTTCCACCAAGTCCTACGCCACCGAAGAAAACCTCAAAAAGGCTCTCGCCAAGCTGGGCCTCGACAAGTACAATTCCCTGCACGTTCGTACCCCGGAAGGCCGTTGGACTGCCATCTTCGGCAAGAGCTTCATGGGCGAAGACTTCATGATGGCCTGCTGGAATGGCTTCAAGGTTCTGGGTTAAGGGAGAGCAACATGTCCAGTAAATTTCAACTTCAACGTAGGTTCCCCGATGGGTCTATCGGGACACTCGGTTTCGCTCTTAAATATCGGAAGGGGTGGAAGTTCTACCCCAGCGTGTCGGGGAGAGACCCCAGCCGCAAGTGCCATGCCACTTTCGAAGCGTGTCTTCCTAAGTGGATCGGTTATCCCGACCGATGCGAAAGTGTCGAAATAATTCAAAAAAAGGTTTGACACTTCAAACCAAATCATTTATAACCACAACATCAACAAACGGAGAATTCAAAATGAAATGCGCCGCCATCCTCCAATCCGCCATCATCGACAAGATCAAAGAAATCACTGCCGAGGTTGATGCCATGCTTCAACCCCGCGAGAATAACGTGATCAACCAGATCAAGGAATTCCGCGCCATGACCGGCTTCGGCCTGTTGGACAGCAAGAATATCGTGCAGGGCTTCCATCAACTCAAGAAGGTTGAGTTTGAAACTGGGGGTTTCTCCTACGAGCATGACTGCGCCATCATTGATTTTAATTCGCTCGTTGGCGCTATCGTGGATGGCAACTTCTACGATAAGGATCACAATCCCGCCATCGAGAATTATAGGAATTCCAATCGCCCTGAGCCCGTCGTGCCGCAACTGGTTCTCTTCAATATGAATAACAAGGCGCGTTATTACAGGGCGAGTTCGGCGCTTGAGGCGCAGAATTTCTCCTACTTCATCGAACAGGAGGATGCGTACATCGTCAAGATCGTGCCTGATCCCGATAGTGATTAATTAAAAATTAAAGGGGGGCTTCGGCTCCCCTTTTTTATTACCGACTCATTACCAAAGGTTAATAAAACCCATATAACAAATGTATTACGTTTTTCCTCTTGACAGTGACTTTTTTACGCCGCATTTTGGCCATGACGCAAGTGGGAACTGTCCTACTTTCGTCGCATAACCAAAGTGGGGTTACCATGAAAAGCTTGATATCGGGAATTGCTCTATGCGTTGCGTTGGGTTTCGTAAGCGTTGCATCAGCCAAAACTGGAGGTTATGGTGGAACGAGCGGAGCAGGAGTCAGTTCTGGAGGCAATAGTGGGTCTGGTCCTACTGGTGGGCCTTCAGGTTCTTCTGGTAGTCATGGCTCTCCTTCTGGTGGCTCTACTGGCACTGGTGGCCATGGAGACACTGGCGGGAACGGAAGTGGGCATAACGGCCATGAAGGCGGCGTGGGTGGCCCAAGCGGTGATGGTGGCCATGGTGTTGGCCATTCGGGCCATGATGGCGGTGGGCATGAGGGTCATAATGGTCACGAGGGACATGAAGGTCATGACGGCCATGAAGGTCATGAGGGTCATGAGGGCCATCATGGTCACGAAGGTCATGAGGGCCATCGTGGTAAAGACGGTCATCGAGGACATAAAGGCGATGCACCCTCAACGTCCACGACTCCACCTAGTCACACCACCACCACCACCAAGACCACAAAAACCGTATCGGTTACGACCGATGGCGACTATTGGAGTGTCGCAACAACGCACTGACCACTGACACGTCTACTATCTAACACTTTGCACAAACTTTGGGAGCCTTCCCTAGGGCTCCCTTTTTTTTGACCACATTCCTTTAAGATAAATATATAAAATAAAAGGAATGTCCATGGTCCCTACCTCACGAGAACAATTCGCCCAATTTTGCCTCAGAAAACTTGGGGCTCCCGTCATTCAAATAAATGTTTCCGAACAACAAGTTGACGATGCCATCGATACGGCGCTGTATCTCTACGCGCAGTACCATATGGAAGGGTCGGATAAAACTTATTACAAATATGCTGTCAGTCAGCAGGATATCTCCAACATGTATATCACACTTCCGGCCAACATCATAGGGGCTGTGAGACTTTTTCCCATTGGTGACGCCCTGAACACAAACTCCATGTTCAACATGCGTTATCAGTTCGTTGTGAATGATTTATATAATATCTCCAACGTCTCGCTGATCCCATATTACATGGTGATGGAGCATGTTCAGTTCCTTGAACAGATGCTCGTCGGGCAACAGCCGATTCGTTACAATCGTCACAGCAACATCCTTTATATTGATATGGATTGGGACCAGCTTGTCGTGGGTGAATATCTCTGCGTCGAATGCTACGGCATCCTCGACCCCGCCGTTTACAGTGGCGTGTTCTCCGACAAGTGGCTTCAGGATTATTGCACGGCGCAGATCAAGGAGCGTTGGGGCTCGGTCCTAAAGATTATCCCCATGGTGCTTCCCGGTGGAGGCAAGATCGACGGCCAGACCGTCTATAACGAGGCCAGAAACGACATCGATAGGCTGGAAGCCAAGCTGATCAGATCGTTCTCGATCCCTGCTGGCATGATGATAGGCTAGGTCACTAAATGGCACTTGATAACTATCTCAACCCATTTTTTAATAAGTTCGACTACAAGCCTACGCAGGACTTGTATCAGGATTTGATCGTGCAGGCCATCGCCATCAACGGGCATGAGATTTATTACATTCCTCGTAACATCGTCAACTTCGATAAGATTTATGAGACCGACGATCAGTCTATGTATAATACGGTGATCCAGTGTCCTGTCTATATCGAGAGTGTTGATGGATTTGCGGGTCAGAAAGATATCTTCACCAAGTTCGGGCTGGAGATTCGAGACCAGATAACCTTGTCGATGGCGGCGAGAACCTTTGATCGTGTCATCAAGCCTGTCACGAATCAGCCTCGACCGATGGAAGGTGACCTGATCTATTTCACGCTTAACCAAAAAGTCTTCCAGATCAAATTTACAAATAATAAAGAAATCTTTTATCCCTTGGGTATTCTTCCCACCTATCAGATGACGCTTGAATTGTTTGAATATTCCGATGAGACCTTCAACACCGGCATCCCACAAATTGATTCTATCCAGAATGTGGCAAGTCTTAACGTCTTTGATTATGTCTACACGACGGAAGATGGAACTGTTCTTACTGATGAAAATCTTAATAGAATCACGCTCGACTCATATGACACCGAGGATATTGATCCTATCACCGACGACGATCAATTGACCAAGGATGACGCCAGTGTTGTTGATAATTCGGAGGCCAACGCCTTCGGCTTTGAGAACTAAGGAATGCCATGTTAAACAACGATTATTTCTACCACAACACAATTAGAAAGTACATCACCATCTTTGGATCGATGTTCAACGACCTTGTGATTAATAGAACAGACGCCAATGGCAACCTGACCCAGCTTGTCAACGTCCCTCTTCAGTATTCGAAGAAGGAAAAGATGCTGACCAGAATGCTTTCTGATCCCAGCATCAATCGAGAAGACGCCATCATCCTTCCGGCCATCTCATTCGAGATTGAAGATATTAAGTATGACACCAACAGAAAATTCAACACCATGGGAAAGAATTCTTTTAATTTATCCAACACGACCGTCAGCTACTATAATTCTGTTCCCTATGATGTTCGTTTCAACCTTTACATCTATGTGAAGAATAACGCGGATGGCACCAAGATCATCGAACAGATCGTTCCCTTCTTCACACCTGACTTCACCATCAGGGCGGTTCTCTTCGCCGGGATGCCTTCGCTCGACGTTCCCATCATCCTTGATGGCGTGGCTCTTAATGATGATGATAATGAAAAGCTGGCGGATCGAGAAATCATCGTGTGGCATCTAGGCTTCACGCTGAAGGGAAACTTCTACGGGCCTCAGAAGAATAGTCCCGTCATCAACTTCGCCAACGTGGCCCTCTCCACATGGGGCGGAAGCACCCCCTCAGAAGATAGTTTTAAAATGTTTGGCATGGATGATCTTCCCTCGACGCCATTCACCAACATCATTCCAAATTCCATATCAATGCCGACCATAAATAATTAAAAAGGGAAGATGATGGTTGCCAGTAGTATAATTGTCGTATCAAATAATGTGACCATCTCTGAGGGCGAGACAGATTATGTTGTCACCAACGGATATCTGACAAACGCAGCCTCCAACACCTTCAGTAGTAATACGAATACTTTTGGCTACAACCTTACGTTGGTGGAAGGAAATAACGTCGTCACCAACGCCTACCTTCAATCTGTTCTTTCGGCCCTGACGACAGGAAGCATCGCCAACGCCGCCATTGACGACGGAGGCTTCTAAACTCCCCTTTAAATAAATAATAGTAAAAAGGGGTACTAAACCGTGGCCAATAATCTAATCCAAATCTTACGTTCTAACACGACAGCCGTGCCGGTCTCTCTGGCAAATGGACAGCTTGCCTATACGTCGAACGGCGATACTTTATACATTGGTTCTCCCGCCACAGGAACACCAGTAATCGCCATCGGTGGTAAGATGATCCCCGGTGTCCTCACCGCCAATGCGATGTTGGTGGCGAATGCGACTTCCGGCATCAATAATCTTGTCACTGGAACTCTAACACTTCAGGGCAACGCCACCACTTCTGGTGTTCTTTCGGCCAACGGTGGCGCGGGAACAGCCGGTTACGTGCTGACTTCTGGTGGTGCTGCCGCGAATGCCTACTGGATTGCACCTACATCAGGCGTCGCCGGTTCAACCACTCAGGTCCAGTTTAATAATGCCGGTGTTCTTTCTGGTAACGCTGGTTTCATTTATGTTCCCGCCACAAATACCGTCACCATCGGTAACACCATCGTTGTCGGAACCTTCACGGCCAACTCAACCCTCGCCAATGTCGCGGCGATTAACGTCATCGGTGCCGTCAATACGGCCACGATCTTCGCGGCAACATCAGGTAACGTCGGCTCCAACCTAGGTTTCAACACCACAGGACTGACCATTCTTGCCAACGTCGTCGTCTCAGGCGTCGTCAACACGACTGCGAATACAATTGTCAACGGTAATTCTCTCTCGATCAATTACTGGAATGGTAACTCCACAGTCAACACCTATTCAAACGCCTTCATCAACGCGACGACGTTTATCATCGGTAACTCCACGGTCAACACCGTCGTTAATGCTACCATCTTCCTCTCAGGAAACAGCACGGTCTACACGACAGGTAGTGCTACCTCGGATGCATGGATCGGCGTCAACACGAATACCGTCATCAACTCTTCTGCGATGTTCTTCGGTAACTCAACGGTCAATGCGACGATCAACTCCACAAGTTATACTGGATCAGCCAACAATGCGGCTTATCTTGGTGGTATTGCTGCGGCGTCTTACCTTTCGACCACAGGAAATTACACCTTCACCGGCAACAATATCTTCGCCGGAACGAACACGGTCGTTTCCTCAAATCTGACGGTTTCTGGCTTCCTCTTCGCCTCGAATAATGCCCTCGTCGCCAACGCTACCCAGCTTTCGATCACGGCCAACTCAACCTTCGCGGTGCCTATCGTCGCCAACTCCCTCACCCTCACCACGGCGCTTCTGGCGACTTCTGGTGGTACTGGTGTGCTTGGGGCTGCGTATGCTGCCGGTGATATCCTTTATGCCGCCACAGCCGCTCCTACTGCGCTGACGAGACTATCCGTCGCCGCCAACGGTCAGGTGCTTCAGATCACCAATAACCTTCCTGCTTACGGCTCTCTCGACGGCGGAAGTTTTTGAAACGAATACTTAAGGGTAAAAAGATGTCTGAAGATCAAATAAATAAATTAAAGGAAGCGTGGAAGAGAAGAAAAGGAATATAACTTGGATCAAATCTTTATTAACACCTACATCGAAAAGACGATGGCGGCTCTCGTGGATTATATCAAGAAGGATATAATGTCACAGACTCAGGCCGAGATTTCAAATCAGCTAGTCCATACTTTACAGAATGAAAACAACGATCTGAAGAAGCGCGTCTCAGACCTAGAGGAAAAGATAAATAAAAAGAATAAAAAAGAAGTACATACTTCTACTGAATTCTAATTTCTCTATGCCTAGTATATACTAGGTTCGAAAGGTCTATATATGGCGCTGACAATCGACGGCATTTCCACGTTTGGTGGTAATGCCACCAATGGCTGGGGAAGTGTCACCGGCATAATTCCTACATTTACAACGGCGCATAATAATGACCTGATCGTTGTTGTTATCGGCCTAGAAAGCATCGCCACGGCGCATTGTGTTGTCTCTAACGTGACAGCAGCAGGCCTTACATTCACGCGCCGCAAGGCTCTGTACATGGATAGTGCTACGGCTCAGTATGGCACCGAATGGACTTCTCTTGAAATCTGGAGTGCTCAAAAGCCCACGGCGGGTGCTGTTGGCGCGATTACTGTTACATGGTCTGGTGGAACATGGGATATTGGTGACGGCCTTGCGTTTGGTGTCAACTATGATGGCGTAAGTTATCCTGTCTGGTCAACAAATGTGGCCCTTCCCGCCACGGCTTCTCTCTCAACAGGCTCAAGCACCCCCACCGTAACTGGTGTCGCCACCAACACTGACGCGCTAGTCTTTGGATTTACCCAGACAACTTCCGGCACCGTGGCTCAGGCTGTCGGAACCGGCATGACATCTATCGCCACCAACTTCGACGGTTCGGGTAGTACCGCAGATGCATTACTCATTGAATATAAGGCCACCACAGGGCCTCAGAGTGGACTGAGTGTCGCGGGTGGTTCTTCTGTTCAGACATGGACGGCCATTGCCGACGCCATCGAAATCCCCGGTCCACCTGTTTATCATAATGATGACTACATTTCAACCATGTTCTTATTCTTTCAAATCTAAGGCAAACAGATGGCAAACAACGTAATTCAAATCAAAAAGACAACGGTATCGGGAAGAGTCGCAAACTCCACCAACACGCCGACCCTCAACATTGGTGAGTTGGCCATCAATCTGCCTGATGGTATTCTTTATTCCACCAACGGAACTACCTTCTTCACCATCGGGGCCAATCTCACCAACCTGAACGTCACAAATCAGATCACCGTCAACGGCTCTGTCGGAACTGCTGGTCAGGCGCTTCTCTCTGGTGGTGGAACGGCGAATGATTATTGGGGAACCGTATCTGGTGGTGGCGGTGGAAGTCCCGGAGGATCGGATACCCAACTACAAATTAATGAGAGTGGAAGTTTCGGTGGCTCTGCCGCCCTGACGTTCAATTATTCGGCCAACGTTCTCACCGTCAATGGCGCTGTTCAATCAACATTGCTTCAGACCACGACCCAGACCGGAACCGCCTATACGACGGCCAACACCGATGCCGGAACATTGATTCAATGTACAAACACGGCGGCTGTCACCGTCACCGTTTCTAATACGATGCCTGTCAACTCCAGATTCTTGATTACTCAGATTGGAACAGGCATCGTCACCGTGGCGAATCAGGTTGGTATGAATCTTTCATCCCGAACAGGCAACTACAGCATCGGGAACCAGTTTGGAACCATCAGTGTTTTCATCGCCAACACCACGACGGCCATCATTGATGGAAATATTCTAGGAACCGGAACACTCTTGACCATCGGAAACTCCACATCAAACAGCACGATGGATGGTCTGAGTGTCAACACTGGTTTGGTCAATGCCGCTGCCGTTAATGTCACAGGAGCAGTAAATACGGCAACGGTCTTTGCGACTGGTTCTGTCAACGCTGCCTCAGTATTTCTTGCCAACTCGACGGCATTGAAGCATGGAACAAACACCTTCACCCTTGGAACCTCAACCACTACCGCCAACGGCTACACCTATCTTCCTAATGGTGTTAAAATCCAGTGGGGCCATTCCGCTCTTGTCACAGGAACCATCACGGTTACCTTCCCCGCCGCCTTCACAACCAACTGTTATTCTCTACAGGTAACATCAAGCACGGCCCTCAACAGCACCTTGGCGAATAATATACCTTATCCCTCTGGTGCCATGACGAAAACTTCCGCCGTTGTGGCCTCGGCCAACGCGACGGCGACGACGGCATTTTGGTGGTTGGCAATCGGCGTCTGATAGTGTAATATCCTGCCATTAAAATAAATAAGAAAAAAGGCAGGATATTAATGATACATTTTAAAACATTCATCAAGGAAGACGCTTTTGAAACTCGAATGAAGGCTCAGAAGCAGCGTCAGGAGACTGAACGAACCCTTGAATCCAATTTAAACAAGCACTATGACGATCTAGATGATCATCATGACGTGCTGCATAAATTCACGTCTGACTCGCGGGATGTCAACAGTTATCTCTGGAACCGTCATAAAGACCCCAAAGAATTACATAGCGAAAGCATAGAACATAAGGTCCATAAGCTGGATTCCGCTGTCAACCATCACCGCACCCCCGAGGATATGGTGGTCTGGAGCAAGTCGAAGCATGATCCTCGTCATATTAAAAACATGAATGAGATTGTCCACCACCCCGCCTACCTCTCCACAAGTATTAAAAAGAGCGTGGCCGAACAGCATTTTCAGGGCAGAAACAAGGTCGTTCATGACGGCATCACCCATCACCATGTCTACAGAATAGAAGTTCCAAAGGGTCACCCCGGCGTCTACATTCCCGATCATCATTCTGTTGACTTTCGGGCCAAGGAATTCGTTCTTCCCCGAGGAACTAACATGAAACATATCAAGACCGAAACCGTTGAGGATGGTGCGACACACTATCACACACATCATATGAAGGTAATCTAATGGCCAACACGAAGCCAACATCCATCGAAGACGCATTTAATCTGGTACCGATCCAGCCCAACAACTTCACTCTGGAAGAAATCACCGCGTCGGTAGAAGACGACACGGCCCTCTCTGACTTCAAACAGGCACGAGCCAACATCAAGAATATTATCGAGATTGGAACCGAGGCCATCAAGGGCGTCGGAGAACTGGCCCGAGCCTCACAAGACCCTTCACACTATGAAGTCCTGTCGAAGATGATGAAAGACCTTTCCGACATCTCGGAAAAGCTTCTGAAGACACACGAATCCCTTGAAAGAATTACAAATAAAAAGAATAATAAGAAGGTGGGAGACTCATCCAGCGGGATGTTCCTGTCAACCTCAGATTTATCCAAGGTCGTTCTCCAGATCGAATCCAAGAAGGAAGTCAAATGAGAAAATTAAGAAGCATCACCTTCGTAATCACAGAGAAGGAAGGTTCGGAGTCGTTTGGAATTTCTC